TAACATTGAACAGGTCACCTTCGACCAGTTTCAGTCCGCGGACATGTTGCAGATATTGCATAAGCAGGGGATGATCGCCACCAAGCTCTCCGTGGACACTTCGGAGTTGCCATATCTTGCCTTGCGTAATGCCCACTTCGAGCGCCGCATCGCTATGTATAACTACGAGCCCTACATCGAAGAGGTCCTCGACCTCCAACGCGATTTGAAGAAGCGCAAGATCGATCATCCGCAGAAGGACCGCAGGGGCGGCAAGGGACGCAAGGACGTAGCGGACGCGGCATGCGGTGCGGCCTGGATGTGCATGCAGAGCGAGACCGCGCTCAAGTCGGCTCCAGCGGTGGGCAACGAGGACGAGATCTTCTCCAAGCGTATCGTGGATCCCAGGAACCAGGGGCAGCTACCCCTGGGCCAGCGGGGCGAGGAGTCTCCGCGCCCAGTGGGGCCCGATGCGCCGCAGAACCAGAAGGTCATCAACGGGGTCAGAATGCCGTGGAAAAACCTGCGCGAGAACCTGAAGCGTTGATGCGTGCTCTTCTCACCGTACCCTCACCGACTACGGAGTAGCTATGCCCACCCCTGATCGTCCCGGCATGAGTGCCAATCTGATCGCACAGCCGCATGAAGTGGGCTGGTTCTGGCGCCTCATGGGGATGTACAACCGGCAGACACACCCGGTCCAGCAGGACCAGGACAGCGAGCCGGGCGAGCGGATGCAGGAGCAGGCCCAGGCGTGGTGGCAGCGTCAGTTCAAGATCCAGGGCAACCGGACCGAGCGTTATCGCATCTTCGAGGAGATGGACGGCAACGGGCTCATCACCTCCGTCCTCGACCTTTACGCCGAGGAGGTCACGCAGCCCGACTACGACAAGCAGCGCGTGATCTGGGTGGAGAGCGAGAACGAGAAGATGCGGCAGGCCGGAGAGGAGTGCCTCCGCAACATCATGGCCGAGGACAGGGCCGCTGCGGTAGCTCGTCGGGTCTGCAAGTACGGCGACGCGATGCAGCGCATGATCTACCAGGCCGGCAAGGGGGTGCTGGCGTGGCAGTACGCTCCCAGCGACAAGACCCATCGGGTCGAGGACAAGTACGGCCGGCTCGTCGGCTTCCGCCAGGACGGCCAGAAGTACAGGGGCAACACCCGCCAGGTGAGCTGGCCGTGGGATTACACGCACTTCCGTCTCCTCGGGAAGGACGACGACACCGGCTACGGAACCGCGCTTCTCGACGCGCTGTTCTCGCCCTGGCGCCAGCTCACCTTGGCCGAGGACGCCGTGCTGATGTACCGCATGCGCCGCGCGCCTGACCGCAACCTCATCCTCGTCGACGTGGGGACCATGGAGGAGGGCGAGGCCATGGACTACGTGAACCAGTTCAAGAAGCGGTTTCGCAAGATGGAGTATATCGATCCGGCCAGTCCTCAGTACCGGAAGCAGTACAATCCGATGACTCCCATGGAGGACATCTTCCTTCCGATGCGCGGGGACAGCAACAACACCAGAGTTGAATCGCTGACCGGAGCAGGCAACAGCGACCAGATCTTCGACCTGAACTACTTCAATCAGAAGTTCTTCGGGGCGGCGAAGATCCCAAAGGCGTACATGGGCTTCGAAGGCGACATCAACGCGAAGGCCACCTTGATGCAGCAGGACATCCGCTTCGCGCGGACCTGCAAGCGGATCCAGAAGGCGCAGATCTACGGATACCGTCAGGTATTGGATATGCATTACACTCTGCTCAGCGATCGGGCCGGCAGCTATGACTTCTCCAAGGAGGGTCAGCAGTACCTCGTCAAGATGAGTCCGATCAGCTACCTCGACGAGATGGAGCGTCTGGAGCTGGTTCAGCTCCGCGCGTCGATCGTGGAGGCGACCAGTGCCTTGGGTGCCGCGCTCAAGATCGATGAGAAGGTGTGGAGCACGTACATCCTGCTCAACTATGCGAAACTGCCCGAGCCGATCGTGATGCGCCTGCTCGGCAACAAGTCGAAGGGCGGAGAGGAGAGTCCGGATTCCGTGGGCGCACAGCCCGGCATGCTGCCTGGTAATAAGCCGGCGCCGTACATGACGGAGAGCTATGAGGGCTTCTATCAACTCTCCAACAAGGAGAAGGACACCATTTCGCAGGTCATCCATCGGTCATCGCGGATTCGGCAGATCATCGGGGACATCTACGAGAACCACATCGACGATCTCGCCATCCAGCAGACCGATCAATCCCTCCTCCCCCCTTCCGTAGTGGGCCTCGTGCTCGAAGATGACGTGAAGGAGGCCTCAGCCGCGAAGGATCTTCAGGAAGACCTCGCTGTTTTGAAGAGCGGTAAGCCGCTGGGTACGCTGACTGAGGGTGCCAACAGCACTGGCACCGGCGGGGTCACGATCAAGGCGTCGAGCGCAGTTGCTCACGCCGCACGTGCGGTGAAGAACATGGCAGAGAAGGCGCAGGTATGATCAAGCTCCCCTACCACAACAGTGTCAAGGACGCCGAAGGCATCGGCATGGCTGTTCAAAAGGCGGCTGAACGGGCGCAGATGTCGCCCCGGGATTACGCCTACATCATGACGTTCCTGTTCGAGGAGATCGTCAATCAGGTCTGCAAGGGCAAGATCGTGACGATGCCAGGCTTCGGGCAGTGGGGGCCATGGGCCTACAGCGGTGGCTGGAAGGCGACCAAGGATCTCCCGCCGGTCTGTCTCCCCCGCTTCCAGGCCTCGCGGTGCTTCCGCAACGAAGTCATGGTGGCTTGCACGCCACGCAAGGCGCTGAATCACATCATGTCGAACTACCAGATGAACCACTGTCAGCGTCGGCGGGTGCCTATCGATTCGAAGCGGAGCTGCACTGCGCTCTCCGCGTATCGGCGCTGCTTGATGGGGATGGCGGAGAAGAATCTGAACAGGGCAGGTTGATCCGGTGCTGGAGCATTTCATCGATGATCTTTTCGTGGTGATCGCTCCTTCCGTAGTGGAGGGGAAGAGCGTGGGCACCGCGGCTCATAGCGATCTCGCCTTGGCGAAGAACCTGATCAAGAATCATAAGGCGGGGCCTGACTTCGCCGGGGAGGTGAAGCAGGGCGTCACGGTCGGCCGGAAGAAGCTGGCCGAGGTCGAGGAGCGGACGTTGCGCAAGCTCAACTCCCTCATCGTCAACTTCCAGGCCGGGAAGACGACCGAGGAATCCTTCCGTAGTCGGATCGTGGAGGCGATGAAGTCGGCCTGGCGTGATGTCTTCCTCGCCGGTATTCGGGCCTCGGGCACCCCAGGTTACGAGGTCGGGAAAGGTAAATTGATAATCCCTGATGTGATCAGTTCCGTCGACGAGGGCTGGCTGAAGTCTGCGATGAGCCATGAGATGCAGTTCTTGAACAATTTCCTCGACAGCGTGGTCGAGGGGAAGGGAACGATGCCAGCGTTGAAGCGGGCTCGGATGTACGTCGACGCCTTGGAGTCATTTTACAATTCTGCCAGGGTGATTGGACTACCGGGCAGCAACGTGGCGATCCATTGGGTCGGCCCCGAGGATAAGGCGAAGTGCGCTGGCTGCCGGTACCTGGCTGAGCACAGTCCTTTTACCAAGCTGAACCTGCCCACTGTTCCCCGGGCGGGGTTGACCGCATGCCTGACCAACTGCCGCGATCGGCTCCTGGTCCGAAGGGTCCCCGAGAGCGAGGTCAAGACGATCACGGAGGAGCACAAGTACAGCCGGGATGCTCACATACGGAACCTGAGGAACCTGAAGAGGACCGGCAAGCTGTGAGGCTTTGACCGCACCACGCGGGAAGAGCTTGAAACTGAGCGCGGGTGTGCATGCTGGGGTCATGTGGATGTTCCACCTTCAGCCGGGCGAGACGCAGAAGCCCATTCCGGGTTGGTCAGGGTACTTCGTTACTGATCTGGGCCGGGTGTTCTCGTACAAGCGCCAGGGGTTCGGCACTTCGACCGTTGAGCTGGAGCGAGCCCCTAAAGAGCTGAAGATCACGCGGGCACGGGTGGGACGGTATCAGCGGGAAGTGCCGATCTGTTCCCTCCGAGAAGGTCGTGACTGCCGCTGGGCCCCGCATGTCGGTTGGCTTGTGCTCCAGGCCTTTGTGGGGCCGAAGCCTCCTGGCAAGGTCATGTGCCACGAAGACGATAACCCTTTCAACTGCAAGCTCAGCAACCTGCGCTATGATACGCAGCTCGCCAATATGGCTGATGCGCGCCGGAACGGCATTGCAGGGGACGGAGAACTGGCTCCTTCTTCAATTCTCACTGACGCACAGGCCAAGGAGATCCGGGAGTCAGACGATATTGTGTCTGTCCTCGCTGTTCGCTTCAAGGTCTCGCGGAAAGTTATTGAAAACATCAAGCGTGGTCGGACGTATCGCAGTGCCGGGGGTGTTCCCCGTTACACTTGTGCTTACGCCGGCCGCATCCTTAAAATCGTCAGCCCTGGCTGATAGGAGAGTGTCCAATCTGGTTATTCACAAAGTTCGGCATGTTCTCCTGCGTCTGCGGCAAGACCCGGGGCAAGAAGCCCAAGATGGACCCGAACGCCGTCATGATCCGGGCCCGGTTGCAGGAGCACCTGGAAGGGTTGATCTTTGCCGTTCCGGAGCTGCGCACCTTCACGATCAAGGAGAGCCCCAGTAACGATTACCGCTTCCGCATCGTGGTCCCTCGGGAGACCTTTGTGGCCACCATGGCCGCGGTGGCTTTGGAGGTCGATTACAGCAACTTCAAAAAC